GTTTGAACAAAGTTTTGCAGGAGGCAACGAGGGTGCAGTGCTTGAACAATCAGAGTTAAGAGGCATAGGCACGGAAGAATTTTACGGAGGACCTGATGTTAAAAATGAACAGGGAGCTCACTTTACTGGAGTTATGGAAAATATTTTTAAAAAAGTTGCAAATGAATACGGATCAAAGATAGAAATAGCTAATGTAGCAACAGAAACTCCTAGAGTAAGAGATGTGTATAATATCGTTGATCAAGACACAGGTATCGTTATGGGTAGTGGTGACACTTTTAGACAGGCAGAAAATATCGCTAATGACCTTGTTGATAAAGAAGGCGGCAGATATAGGATTGCCACAGAAACAGAAAGAGTCTATGATAGTAGACCAATTTTCACTATGGAAATTACACCAGAAATGCTACAATTGTTTAAAGCTTATAAATAAGGAGAGTCATGGTAGTCGAAAAACCAATAAAAACAGAAGAGGCTATAGAGCGAGACACGTCAATAAACATAGAAGTTGGACCAGAACAAGATCCAAATGTACAACTAATGGATGATGGGTCAGCTGTTATTGGAGGAGTACCAGAACAGCCACAAATGGCTTTTGGATCCAATTTAGCTGAGTTCATGTCAGAAGATGATTTAATGAATATATCAAATGAATTAATAGGAAAGTATGATGAAGATAAAACATCAAGAAAAGATTGGGAAGAAACATATACAAAAGGATTAGATTTATTAGGTTTTAAATACGAAGAAAGATCACAGCCATTTCAGGGCGCAAGTGGTGTAACACACCCTGTGCTAGCTGAAGCTGTTACACAATTTCAAGCTCAAGCTTACAGAGAGCTGTTACCTGCTGGCGGACCTGTAAGATCACAGATAGTTGGAAAAGAAGATACACTTAAACAACAACAGGCTGAAAGAGTTCAAGAATTTATGAACTATCAAATCATGCATGTGATGGAAGAGTACGATCCAGAGTTGGATCAAATGTTATTTCACCTACCTTTAGCAGGATCAGCATTTAAAAAAGTATACTTTGATACAAATATTGGAAGAGCAGTTTCAAAGTTTGTACCTGCAGATGATCTTGTCGTGCCGTATAATGCTACTGATTTACAATCATCAGAAAGAGTTACACATGTAATTAGAAGATCTGAAAATGAAATTAAAAAAATGGTTGTGTCAGGTTTTTACAGAGATGTTGAATTACAAATGTCAACAGAAGAAGATACAGTTTTAAACAAAGAAAGAGAAATATCTGGTTTACAAAAAAATGATTATCAAAATGATAATTTTACACTTCTTGAAGTACATTGCGATTTAGACTTACCAGGATTTGAAGAGGATAATGGTGTAAAACTTCCTTACATAGTAACTTTAGATGAGGGCTCTGCAAAGGTTTTATCAATTTATAGAAACTACCGTGAGAATGATCCACTTGCTAGAAAAGATCAATACTTTGTTCATTTTAAATTTTTGCCTGGTCTTGGTTTCTATGGCTTTGGTTTAGTGCACATGCTTGGTGGTTTATCAAGAACTGCCACTGCAGCGTTAAGACAATTAATTGATGCGGGTACATTATCAAACCTACCTGCTGGATTTAAAGCTAGAGGTCTTCGTATTCGAGATGACGACAATCCTTTACAACCAGGTGAATTTAGAGATGTAGATGCTCCTAGTGGCGATTTACGTGCAGGTCTTTTGCCTCTTCCTTACAAAGAGCCAAGTCAGACATTGTATGCTCTTCTTGGGTTTGTTGTACAAACAGCAACTAGGTTTGCAACGGTAGCAGATCAAAAGATAGGTGAAAACTTAGGATCTAATGCACCTGTAGGCACAACAATGGCTTTGATGGAACGTGGTACAAAAGTCATGTCTGCTATTCATAAAAGATTACACTACGGACAAAAGATAGAATTTCAATTACTTGCACAGATATTTGCAGAATACTTACCTACGATGTATCCTTATGAAGTAGAAGGAGGACCATCACAAATAAAGCAACAAGATTTTGATGGCAGAGTAGACATATTACCAGTATCTGATCCAAACATTTTTTCTGTGGCACAAAGAGTTGTTCTTGCACAGACACAATTACAATTAGCTCAAAGTAATCCTAAAGCTCACAATGTATATGAAGCTTACAGAAGAATGTACACTGCTTTAGGTGTAACGGATATACAAGCGATTTTACCTTTACCACCAAGACCAGCACCGATGGATCCTGGTATGGAAAATGCTGGATCTCTAAAAGGCATGCAACTAAAAGCCTTCCCAAGACAAAATCATGATGCACACATAAACGCTCATAGAGGTTTTATGTCTTCTGTTTTAGTAAAAAACAATCCTGTGGTTATGTCAATTTTACAATCACACATAGCTGAACATACATCACTACAAGCTAGAGAGGTTGTACAAGAAAAATTTATGCAACCTATGCAAGAATTACAACAACAAATACAAATGGCACAGTCACCTGAACAGCAACAAGAGCTACAACAACAAATTCAAGCAATGCAAATGCAAATGGAAAACGACATTGCAGGTTTAATTAATGAAATGACCACGCAAATGATTGCAGAAGAGCAAGAAGCTATGCAAGACACGCAGGAAGACCCGTTAATTAGGCTAAAAGAACAAGAATTACAGCTTAGAGCGATGGAAATGCAGCGTAAAGATGACGAGACAGACAAAAAATTAAATGTTGAACGTGAAAGAATAGCTGCAACAGACAAAATTGCTCAAGATCGTATCGATTCACAAGAGGATATTGCGCAACTTCGTGCAAATGTTAACCTTTCTAAACAAAAACAGTGAAAAAAAGCGAAAGAAAAGTCGCAAAAGTGATGCGTGAGTTTAAAAAGCGCAAATTAAAGATAGGCAAGAGCAAAAAAAAGGTTAAATCTAGAAAACAAGCGATAGCAATCGCTCTAAACGAGGCAGGAATATCTAAAAATGGCAAACGCAGAAGAAAAACTAGCTGATTACTTTGATAAGCTAATGATGATATCAAAAAATACTGGCAATTCACCAGAAGATAGTTTACTTTTGGCAGGTGCAATGATGGCGGTAGCAAAAGTCATTTATTATGATCATCTTAAGCCTTCAGAAGCAAAAGATTTGTTAAATCACAATGGTTATGATATGCTTGAATTAATAAAACCGACGATACACTGACATGAATACAAAAACACCACAACAACAGGAATTAATGAATTCTATAAAAAGGGTTACGGATGATATAAGACAAGACAGACAAAAGTTTCGTATCGAAAAAAAACTTGAAAAAATAACCGATCCGAAAACAGGTAAACTTGTAAAACCATTAAAACCAAAACCATCTCCAACACTTGTTGCAGGAAAAGTGCAAAATGTAAAAGACGCTCCTGAAGAATTAAAGATGGAAAAAGACGCAAAATTAAAACAAACACTTGATCAATTATTAAAACCAAAAGGCACAGGTATGCCAAGAAAAGTTCAACCTGCTAAAAAAGGTGGACTAATGAAAGGTAAAAAGAAAAAAGCGAAAAAATCCAAAGTAGCTGGTAGACTAGCGAAACGTGGATATGGAGCAGCGAGGAAATAATGGGTAAATTTAAAAGAATTGATTTGGCTAACAAAGAAAGAGAACAATCCGCAAAAGATTTTGTAAGGTTTCAAACTAACAAAAGAGGTGGAAATGTAATTAGTACTATTAAGACTATTGATATGGGTAAAGTTCTTGGAGTAATTCCTTTTGTAGGCGGTAATATAAAAAGAAAAGCAGGTGGAGGTTTGGCGGCTGCAACAGCAAAGCTTAAAGCTCAAGGTTTAAAAAAAGGTGGATCACCGAAGAAAAAGAAAAAGTTTCCTGATCTTAGTGGAGATGGAAAAGTGACAATGAAAGATATTCTTATGGCACGTGGTGTGATTAAGAAAAAAACTAAAAAGAAGGGCAAAAAGAAATGAACTTTAAGAAAACAAAAGTAACAGTGGTAAAGCAAAAAAACCCTTTTCCAAACTTACAAGTGTCTTCTGATGCAGCAGTTGTTTACTCACCTTATGTTGTAAAACAAAACAAAGGTAGTGGTCCGAAAGGGCAGACAAGTAACATGCAGATCAAAAAAGTTGCTTTTAAAGGCGTAAAGTAATAAAACCCTATCAACAAAGGAGGATTGTATGAAACTAGTACAAGATCTATGGGCACACTTAAAAGAGTGGTCTGATTGGAGCATGAAAGATTGGATTAAAGCTGCAATTGTAGCAATAATTGTAATCATTATTATAGGAGCAATCTAAAATTTATGTGGCAATTACTTGCTAAACCTTTACTTGGCGTCGTCGCTGATGGCGTCAAGGGTTTTGTAGAAACAAAAAAAGCAAAACAAGAATTAAAACTAACAACTATCAAAGCAACTCAAAAACTTAAAGAAGATCAAATTGCTGGTAAAGTTGCATGGGAACAAAGTGCCGTTGACCAGATGAAGGGGAGCTGGAAAGATGAGGTAGCATTAATTGTTCTACTACTTCCAGCCGTTTTAGTATTTACGCCTTTACAAGAACATGTACATCAGGGCTTTATTGCCTTACAAGACTTGCCTTCGTATTATCACAACCTACTTTATATAGCGATCTCTGCAAGCTTCGGCATCAAAGCAGGATCAAGCGCAATAGGAATGTTTAAAAAGAAATGAAGAAGGCTCAAAAGAAAAAAGTAAAAAAAGTTATAAAAGGTTTAAAAAAAGCTTCAAAGTTGCATGCAGGTCAGGCAAAAACTTTGCAGGGTGTGATAAAGAAAAGGCATAAGATAGCGTGAGTTACGAAGATTTATCAGCATCTGTAAAATTAAGTGAAGGTTTTAGAAACAAAATTTATCAAGACACCGAAGGATTTGATACCATCGGGTGGG